GTAAAAGCTAAAGATGGTAAGTTTGTAGAAAGTATTAGTTGGAAAGATGTAGACATGGATAAAGATAAGTACATGATGCAAGTATTTCCTACCTCTGCCTTATCGAACACTCCTGCTGCTAGACTAGCAGACGTTCAAGACTTATTGGCTGCTGGTTTTATAGATAAAGAAGATGCCCTAAGTTTACTAGACTTTCCAGACTTAGAATCTACAATGAGCTTATTAAATGCTGATTCTAAAAACTTAGAAAGAATTATAGAAAAAATGATGGATGAAGGTGAATACTTTCCACCTGAACCATATCAGAATCTTGAAAACTGCCTAAGAAAAACACAACAGGCTTACTTATTATACAAAGTCCAAGGTGCTCCAGACGATAGATTAGAACTTCTAAGACAATACATGGAAGACTGCCAGAATCTTTTAGAAAGGGCTAGAGCAGAGGTACCAGGACCACAGGAACTTACACAAGAGTTAGCAGCACAAGGAGCAGCTACAGCAGCAGCAGAAGTAGCTGAAAATATTCCACAAGAGCAAGGTTTATTAGAATCTGGAGCCATAGATTTAAGTGAACAAGGACTACCACAGGAAGAAGTGGTACAAGAACAAGAAGTAGACGAACAACAGGTTATAGAATAAAATATAATAAGAATACAATAGTAGATCAGTAGATCGGGTACCACCCAAAAAGCTAAAGGAGCCAAAATGGAGAACACACATGAGCATCTAAAT